TCAGTACCCCATGCCGAGTTCCTGGGCCTGCGCGGCCAGTTCGTCGAGGGCCTTGCGGCGCTCGGCATCGATCCGGTGCTTGTAGGCGATCACGTCCTGGTAGCGCACCCGACGATGCGTGCCGATCTTGTGGAACGGGATCTCGCCTTTTTCCAGCAACTGCACGAGGAAGGGCCGCGAGACGTTGAGCAGGTCGGCCGCTTCCTGCGTGGTCAGCTCGGCGTGGATGGGGATGACGGTGACGGCATTGCCCTGGCCGATCTCGGTCAGCACGTCCAGCAGCAACCGCAGCGCCGTGGTCGGCAGCGTCACTGAGCGCACCGCGCCCTTGTCGTCGTGGAAGTCGATCTGCTGGGTCTCGGCGCGCGTTTGCAGCACCGTCGAGAGCACGCGCCCGGACTCCCGGGCGAGCGCGACGTCCTCGGCCGAGGGCAGCGCCTTGGGGATGGCGGGGGTCGTCATGGGGCTCTCCAGGCAGGGGGTGATTCGCAGCAAGGGGCAGTATAACCGAAACAAACGAAATCGCAATAACCGAAAAGACATTGTTCGGACCATACAAATCAAAGACTTAAGGCGCATGCCTGGCTCGCCACCGGTCGGGCCGCGCCCCGTGATCGCCTAAAAAGCACTCGCCCAAGCCCAAAGCGCCGGGCAATTCAATGAGGGCTCCCAAACAGAAGGAGCCCCGCCATGCAGAAACACCCTGCATCTGTTCGATCCACCCGGAACTTCTATCCGGCACCACCCGAAGGCACGACGCCGGTCGCGCTCAACGAGTTCGAACTCGCCGCCCGCTGGCGACTGTCCGTCCACACCCTGCGCCGCTGGCGGCAGGAGCAGCTGGGCCCGGTCTTTTGCAAGCTGGGCGCACGCGTCACCTACCTGATCAGCGACGTCGAGGCCTTCGAGCGGCGCGTCTCGCGCTACTCGACCTTCGCTCGGGCATACCAGTGAGGGGGCGGCCATGAGCGACCTCACCCTCTACCCCGCCGACATCGCCGCGATGTCCGTCGGCCAGCTGGCCGCGCTGCCGCCTGCCCAGAAGGCGGAGATCAGCCGCAACCTCGACGAAGCGCTCGCCTGGCTCAAGCAGGCCCGCGCCAAGTTCGACGCTGCGCTGGAGGCCGCCTACGGCGAGCAGGCCCGTGCTGCCCGCCTCGAGGCGGGCAAGGACTTCGGCGTCGTGCACCTGAAGGACGGGCTGCTTCGCGTGACGGTCGATGTCCCGAAGCGCGTGTCCTGGGACCAGGCGCAACTGGCCGCCATCGCCCGGCGCATCGCCGCCGCCGGCGAGAAGGTCGAGGACTACCTGGACGTCGAGTACTCCGTCTCGGAATCGCGCTTCTCCAACTGGCCGCCGGCACTGCGCGCCGGGTTCGATGCCGCCCGCACCGTCAAGCCCGGCAAGCCCACGTTCCGGCTGGCCCTCGTCTCGGAGGAGTGATCCATGAGCACCGAACTGATCCCGTTTGATTTCGAAGGCCGTCCGGTCCGGGTCGTCACGGATGCCCAAGGCGAACCGTGGTTCGTCGCGGTGGATGTGTGCGCGGTTCTTGAACTGCCGAACACCACCCGCGCCCTGGCGCGACTGGACCCTGACGAGCAAGCCCTGATCTCAATTCAGGGCATCTCGCGCGGCAATGACCAGGTCAACGTCGTCAACGAGCCCGGGCTGTACAGCCTGGTCCTCGGCAGCCGCAAGCGCGAGGCCAAGCGCTTCAAGCGCTGGGTCACCCACGAGGTGCTGCCGGCGATCCGCAAGACGGGCAGCTACACGGCGCCAAGTGCACGCCCGACCCTGCCGGCACCCACCCAGGACCGCATCGCCGCTCTGCTGCTGATCGGCGAGGCCGTGGCCAAGGTGCCGGGGGTCAAACCCGGCATCGCGATGGCGGCCACGCTCTCCTGCATCCAGGAGAACACGGGCCTGGCGGTCGAGACGCTGCGCCGCGCCCTTCCTGCCCGGGACACTGCGGCGAACGAGGCGATCTGCTCGCTCAACGCCACCCAGCTCGGCAGGCTGCTCGGCCTGTCGGCCAAGGCCACCAACCAGCGCCTGGCCCACCACGGCCTGCAGTTGCGCAACGAACGCGACGAGTGGGAACTGACCGAAGCCGGCGAGGCTTGGGCCGAAGCCATGCCGTACTCGCGCAACGGGCACAGCGGCTACCAGATCCTCTGGAACCCCGCCGTCGCTGAAGTGCTGAAGGAGGTGGCGTGATGGCCCTCCCCATCATCACCGCCGATGAGCGGCTGCGCGAGAAGCAGGGCGTGAAGCTCGTGCTTCTAGGCAAGAGCGGCATCGGCAAGACCAGCCAGCTCAAGACGCTGCCGGAAGGATCGACCCTGTTCGTCGACCTCGAGGCTGGCGACTTGGCCGTCAAGGACTGGCGCGGCGACTGCGTGCGCCCGAGCACCTGGCCGGAGTTCCGCGATCTCGCGGTGTTCCTCGCCGGCCCGAACCCGGCATTGCCGGCCGACGCGCCGTTCTCCGAGGCGCACTACCGGCATGTGTGCGAGCGCTACGGCGACCCGGCGCAACTGGCCAAGTACGACACCTACTTCGTCGACAGCATCACGGTGCTCGCCCGTCTGGCGCTCGTCTGGGCCAAGACCCAGCCGCAGGCCTACAGCGAGCGCACCGGCAAGCCCGACACCCGCGGCGCCTACGGGCTGCTGGGCGCCGAGCTCATCGGGGCGCTGACCCACCTGCAGCACGCGCGCGGCAAGCACGTCGTGTTCGTGGCCATCCTCGACGAGCGCTTGGACGACTTCAACCGCAAGGTCTTCGTGCCGCAGATCGAGGGCGCCAAGACCGCGGCGGAACTGCCCGGCATCGTCGATGAAGTCGTCACCTTGGCCGAGATCAAGGCCGAGGACGGCTCGTCCTACCGCGCCTTCGTCTGCCACACGGTGAACCCCTACGGCGTCCCGGCCAAGGACCGCTCCGGCCAGCTCGAGTTGCTGGAGCCGCCGAACCTGCGCGCGCTGATCGACAAGTGCGCCGCCGCCACTCGAATCCCGCCATCCCCCACTGCATCCCAGGAGTAAGCCATGACCCATTGGTCCGATTTCAACGACGCCGAACAGCAGCAAAGCTTCGACCTCATCCCCAAGGGCACGCTCGCCCGCGTGCGCATGACCCTCAAGCCCGGGGGCTTTGATGACCCGGCCCAAGGCTGGACCGGGGGCTACGCCACGCAGAGCTTCGAGACCGGCTCGGTGTATCTCGCGGCCGAGTTCGTCGTGCTGGAGGGCGAGTACGCTCGGCGCAAGCTGTGGTCGAACATCGGCTTGCACAGCGCGAAGGGCCCGGCCTGGGGCCAGATGGGGCGCAGCTTCGTGCGCGCCGTGCTCAATTCCGCCCGCAACGTCCATCCGCAGGACATGAGCCCGCAGGCCGCCGCCGCGCGGCGCATCCAGGGCTTCCACGAGCTCGACGGCATCGAGTTTGCGGCCCGCATCGACGTCGAGAAGGACGGCCGCGGCGACTTGAAGAACGTCATCCGAAACGCCGTCGAGCCCGACCACCCGGACTACGTCCGCCTGATGGGCGTGCCGCCGAAGGCCCCCGGTACCGGCAACGGTGGCGCCCCGGCGGCGGTCGCCCCGCCCCGTGCGATCCCCACGCCGCCCGCCCCGCAACGCCCCGCCGTGCCGGGCAAACCGGCCTGGGCGCAGTGAGAGGAGGGTCAGTGAAGTGTTGGGTCTGCAAACGACAGGCGCGCGGCTACGGCCACTCGGACCTTCGGCATCCGGTGGGCGATGCCCGGCGCTATCCGATCGACTGGGTGTTCTGCTCGCGGCGTTGCCAGGAGGCGTTTCACGCGCTCTACGGCCACTGGCTGCGGGTGCGCGAGGGGCGCACCGACATCAAGGAGGTCGCCATGATCGATCCGTCTGATGTCGAGCTGGCCGCGATGCGGAAGTGCCTCAAGGCCTTCGGTGCGGCGGCAGAAAGCATCGGCTTCGACAAGCCCCTCGGTGCGTACTCCGAGGCCGAGGCGCTGCAGGTGATCGACGCCATCGTCACCTGCTACACGGAGGCGATGGTCGAGCACCACGAGGCGACCAAGTACCCGCCGGTGCGCGGGCTGAAGCACCCGGTGTCCGATCCCTTCGCCGACCTCGAGGACGATCTGCCGTGGGAGGAGCCGAAGGCTCAAGCGCAGACGGCACGCACGGCAGCACCCAAGGAGGCGCGGCGATGATGGACTTCAACGCCTCCAAGAGCCTGTCGGGTCAGATCACGGCGCTGATCGATGCCGGGCTGCAGCAGTCTCGCGCGGCGCAGCCTCGCCGCACCTACCTGGGCGCCTCGCGCCTCGGGGTCGCCTGCGAGCGCGCGCTGCAGTACGAGTTTGCCGACGCCCCGGTCGATCCGGGTCGCGAGACCGACGGCCGCCTGCTGCGCGTCTTCGAGCGCGGCCACGTCATCGAGGACTGCATGGTCGGATGGCTGCGCGCGGCGGGCTTCGATCTGCGCACGCGCGACGACGCGGGGGAGCAATTCGGCTTCTCGGCGCTGGACGGGCGCCTGCAGGGCCACGTCGATGGCGTGCTCGTCGCCGGGCCCGACCTCGGCTTTGGGGCCGGCTATCCCGCGCTGTGGGAGAACAAGTGCCTGGGCGCCAAATCGTGGCGCGAGTTGGAGAGACATCGCCTCGCGGTCGCCAAGCCCGTCTACGCCGCCCAGGTCGCGCTCTACCAGGCCTATCTCGAACTGCACGCGCACCCGGCCCTGTTCACGGCGGTGAACGCCGACACCATGGAGATCCACGCCGAGCTGGTGCCGTTCGATGCGGCGTTGGCGCAGCGCATGTCCGACCGGGCCGTGAAGGTCATCACGGCCACCGAGGCGGGCGAACTGCTGCCGCGCTCGTTCTCCGATCCCACCCATGTCGAGTGCCGGATGTGCCCATGGCAGGACCGGTGCTGGAGGGCTGCGGCATGAGGACCCGATCCGTATCGACGACGGGCGCGATTGGCGAGCCCATGATCGACGCCAAGCAAGCCGCGGCCAGCCTGCGCCTGCCGTACTACTGGTTCGCCGATCCAATGATGCGCGCCAAGCACCGCATCCCGCACTACCTTCTGGGTGGGCTGGTGCGCTACCGGCTGTCGGAACTGCAGGTTTGGGCCTCGCACCACGCGAGAGCCATGGCCCGCAGCGCGTCGGATGGCAGCGAGGAGGGCGGTGCATGATCGATTTCAACGCTCTCCCGGACCCGCCCGCCGACGCCGACCCCACCGCGCGCCGCGAGGAGATTCGCGCCGCCCTGCTCGCGAGGCTGGAGTCGGTGCTGTTCACCCTGTTCCCCGCTGGAAAGAAGCGCCGCGGCAAGTTCTTCATCGGCGACGTGCTCGGCAGCCCGGGCGACAGCCTGGAGGTCGTGCTCATTGGGGACAAGGCGGGACTCTGGACCGACCGTGCCGAAGGCTCCGGCGGCGATGTGTTCCACCTGATCGGCGCTCACTTCGGCGTGGACGTGCACGGCGACTTCGCCCGCGTCCTCGATCTGGCCGAGGACCTCGTCGGCCGAGCGCTCACGGCGCCGCCGCGCAAGGCGGCCAAGAAGGCCTCGATCGACGACCTCGGCCCGGCCACCGCCAAGTGGGACTACCTCGACGCACAAGGGCGCCTCATCGCCGTGGTCTACCGCTACGACCCGCCCGGGCGCAAGAAGGAGTTCCGGCCCTGGGACGCCAAACGGCGCAAGATGGCTCCGCCCGAGCCGCGGCCCCTCTACAACCAGCCGGGGATCCAGGAGGCCGCCCAGGTCGTGCTGGTCGAGGGCGAGAAATGCGCCCAGGCCTTGATCGACGCCGGCGTGTGCGCCACCACCGCGATGCACGGGGCGAATGCGCCCGTGGACAAGACCGACTGGTCGCCGCTGGCGGGCAAGGCCGTCTTGGTCTGGCCTGACCGCGACAAGCCGGGCTGGGAGTACGCCGTGCAAGCGGCTCAGGCCATCCTGTCCGCCGGCGCGAAGTCCTGCCACATCCTCTACCCGCCCGAGGAAGCAGCGCAGGGATGGGACGCGGCCGATGCGGTGGCCGAGGGCTTCGACGTCGCCGCCTTCCTCGCCCACGGTCCGCGTGTGCAGGTGCATGACATTGCGGACCCCGGCGAGCCGGTGATCGGCGCGGATGAATCGGTGTGGGGCACCGAAGATGCCCTGGCGCTGGCCTTCACCCGGCGCTACCACCGCGACTGGCGCTACGTGGCGGCCTGGGGCCGCTGGTTGGTGTGGGACGGTCGGCGCTGGCGCAACGAGGAGACGCTGGCGGCCACCGACTTGATCCGCGGTGTCTGCCGACACGCGGCCCTCCAGGCCGACAACCCCAAGCTGGCGGCCAAGCTGGCCACCTCCGGCACCGTCGGCGGCGTCGAACGCCTGGCTCGCGCAGACCGACGTCATGCCGCGACCACCGCCGAGTGGGACGCCGATCCCTGGCTGCTCAACACCCCAGGCGGTGTGGTCGACCTCCGAACGGGCCGCATGCGCGCGCACGACCGCGCCGACCGCATGACCAAGATCACGACCGCCACGCCCGGCGGCGACTGCCCGACCTGGCGGCAGTTCATCGCCGAAGTGACCGGCGGCGATGCGGCACTGCAAGCCTATCTGCAGCGCATGGCGGGCTATGCGCTCACCGGCTCCACCCAGGAGCACGCGCTGTTCTTCCTCTACGGCACCGGCGCCAACGGCAAATCGGTGTTCGTCAACACCCTGGCCACGATCCTGGGCGACTACGCCGCCAACGCGCCAATGGACACCTTCATGGAGACGCGTACCGACCGCCATCCGACCGACATGGCGGGGTTGCGCGGCGCGCGCTTCGTAGCGGCGATCGAAACCGAGCAAGGGCGGCGCTGGGCCGAGTCCAAGGTCAAGAGCCTCACGGGCGGCGACAAGATCTCGGCGCGGTTCATGCGGCAAGACTTCTTCGAGTTCTGGCCGCAGTTCAAGCTCTTCGTCGCCGGCAACCACAAGCCCGCCATCCGCAACATCGACGAGGCCATGAAGCGCCGGCTGCACCTGATCCCCTTCACGATCACCGTGCCGCCCGAGCGGCGCGACAAACACCTGCAGCACAAGTTGCTCGCCGAGCGCGACGGGATCCTGGCCTGGGCGCTGGAGGGCTGCCTGGCCTGGCAGCGCCTGGGCCGGCTCGATCCGCCGCCGCAGGTGGTGGCCGCCACCGAAGAGTACTTCGAAGCCGAGGACGCGCTGGGCCGCTGGCTCGACGAGCGCTGCGTGCGCGAGGCCAATGCCAAGTCGCTGACGGCCGAACTGTTCAGCGACTGGAAGCAGTGGGCGGAGGCCGCCGGCGAGTTCGTCGGCTCACAGCGCCGCTTCTCCGACCTCTTGATCACCCGCGGCGTCGAGAAATGGCGCAACGCCGCCGGCATCCGGGGCTTCCGTGGCGTGGGTCTCAAGCACCCGACGCAGCCCGCCTACACCCCCTATGCCGACGACTGAACACCCGTGACCACCGACAGGACTGACGCATCTGACGCTGTACATCGTAAGTCTCTACGCGCGCGCGCGCGTGCGCGCGCCTCACGGGAGTAATCGATATCGTGCGTCGGATGCGTCAGTCCCCACCGAACGAGGACTGACACCATGCACACCACCCTGCTTGCCCTCGACCTGGGCACCACCACCGGCTGGGCGCTGCGCGACCGCACGGGCCGAATCACCAGCGGCACCGAAGCCTTCAAGCCCCGACGCTTCGAAGGCGGCGGCATGCGTTTCCTGCGCTTCAAGACGTGGCTGGGCGAACTCAAGGCCCACGCCGACGGGATCGATACGCTGGTCTTCGAGGAAGTGCGCCGCCACGTCTCGACCGACGCGGCGCACGCCTACGGCGGCTTCCTGGCCACGCTTGCGGCCTGGTGCGAGCACCACGGCGTCCCCTACCAGGGCGTGCCGGTGGGCACGATCAAGAAGCACGCCACCGGCTCTGGCCGCGCCGGTAAGGACGCGGTGATGGCGGCCGTGCGTCGCCGGGGTCACGCCCCGGCGGACGACAACGAGGCCGACGCCTTGGCGCTGTTGCACTGGGCCCTCCCGCTCCACGACGCGGCGCAGGAGGCGTGAGATGGACATCCCGACCCCTCGCTACCGCTGCCCGCTGGGGCGCCTGCAGCCCGAGCCGATGGACGTGGAAGCCGTCAAGCGCCGCGGCTGGCGCGAGCAACGCCTGCTCGTCGTCTCCCTGGAGGACGACCGGCTCGATGGGATGGAACGCGAGCTGATCCGCCGAATCGGCGAGCGGCTCTACGGCGCACGGGAGGCGCGCCATGGCTGAGTGGACCGTCGAGCGTGTGGCCGAACGCTTCCGGGAGGCGGCCATCACCGCCCACCGCTTGCCGTCCGTGCGCGTGCAGGGCTACTTCAACACCTGGCCGGCGATCCGGCGCATGCCCTGGGAGACGCTGGGGGCCGAGCCGACGATCCGGCGCTTCCCACCCAGCCTCGAGGCCATCGAGCGCATGCTCGAGACCATGCGCTGGGTCTTGTGGCTGGAGGAAGAGGAACGGCATCTCGTGTGGATGCGCGCCGAGCGCCACCGCTGGCGCGACATCTGCGCCCGCTTTGGCTGCGACCGGACCACCGCCTGGCGGCGGTGGCAGCGGGCGCTCTCGATCGTGGCCGACCGTCTGAACGGAGAGCAAGGAACTTCTCGACACATGGTGCCACTAAGTGGCATACTTCACTAATGAGAAGAGTCTTCAAGACGCGCCACTTCGCTCGTTGGATGCGCAAGACCGAACTGACAGACGCCGGGTTGTGTCAAGCGGTCGAGGAGATGGCCGCGGGCCTCATCGATGCCGACCTGGGCGGTGGCGTGGTGAAAAAGCGCGTGGGCTTGGCTGGCCGCGGCAAGCGTGGTGGCGCGCGCACCTTGATCGCCACCAACAAGGGCGATCGCTGGTTCTTCGTCTACGGCTTCGAGAAAAACGAGCGGGCCAACATCGATGACGAGGAACTGGAAGCGCTGCAGGATCTGGCCGCCGATCTGCTGGCCCGTCCCGCGCGCCAGTTGGATGAATCCGTTGCCGACGGAACATTGCAGGAGATTTGCCATGACAAACGAGCCTAAGTCCAAGAGCCGCCTGCTCGAAGCCGTTCACGAAACGGCGCGCGACCTGCATCGCCTGGGCTTCATCGACAAGCGCAAGATGCGCAAGTACGACGCGCTGTGCCTGGAGCCGGTGCATGAATACGACGCTGAGAAAGTGCGCGCCTTGCGCGAACGCCTGCACTTGAGTCAGGCCGTGCTGGCATCGGTCCTCAACACCAGCGTCTCGACCGTGCGCAAGTGGGAAGTGGGCGACAAGAAGCCCAGCGGTCCCTCGCAGAAGCTGCTCGACCTCATCGAACGCAAGGGGCTGGAGGCGGTGCTCTGATGGGGTAGCTCTTCCAAACCCATGCGCAACGTTGATGAACGCAGGGCGCGCTGACAGACAGTTTCGGACTGGATGCAAATCCGGGGTCGTTCAGGGGTGCAACAAAGCAGGCCGATCAGGGGTAGTATCTCGGCTAACTTCTGGACAGCGGTGACGGTCGAGGAAGCCGCCCGGGCATTCACGGGTCCTTCCTGGCGACCCAGCCATGCGGGGGGCGCGAGCGCGGCGCTTCGCCACCGTCAGGGTGCAAACCGAGGTTTGCAGGGTTTGCGGTTTGCAGCCCTCCAGCCCGAGACCTTCTCCCCGACACCCCCAGCCCGCCCACGGTCCGCCGTCGGCGGGCTTCTTCGTTTCCGAGGCACCGATTCTGGACACGCTCGCCGTCACGTACCGCAAGGTCGAGACGCTGATCCCCTACGCCCGCAATCCGCGCACGCACAGCGACGAGCAGATCGCGCGCATCGCCGCCAGCATCGCCGAGTTCGGCTGGACCAACCCGATCCTGGTCGATGGCGAGCACGGTGTGATCGCCGGTCACGGCCGGCTGCTGGCCGCGCGCAAGCTGGGGCTCGCCGAGGTGCCGGTGATCGAGCTTGCGCACCTGACGCCTGCGCAGAAGCGCGCCTACGTGATCGCCGACAACCGGCTCGCACTCGACGCCGGCTGGGACCAGGCGATGTTGGCGCTGGAGTTCGCCGAACTGGCCGACGCCGGCTTCGATCTGGACCTGACCGGCTTTTCGGCCTCCGAGATCGAAGGCCTGCTCGACGCCATCGAGAAGACGGAACCGTCCGCCGAAGAGGACACGAGTGCTTTGGTCCGCGACCCGGACGAGGACGACGTCACACCGCCCACGGTGGTGGTCACGCGCCCCGGCGATCTGTGGCTGCTCGGTGAACACCGACTGCTCTGCGCCGACAGCCGCGACGCGGCCGCCGTCGCGCGCCTCCTCGAGGGCGAGCGGGCGCATCTGCTCTTCACCAGCCCACCGTATGCCAACCAGCGCGACTACACCACCGGCGGCATCTCCGACTGGGACGCGTTGATGCAGGGCGTGTTCGGCGCTGCCCGCGCGGCACTGCGCGAGGACGCGCAACTCCTGGTCAACCTCGGGCTCGTGCATCGCGACAACGAGTGGCAGCCGTACTGGGACGGCTGGATCGAATGGATGCGCACCCAGGGCTGGCGGCGCTTTGGCTGGTACGTGTGGGACCAGTCGGTGACCGTGCCCGGCGACTGGGCCGGGCGGCTGGCGCCCCGGCACGAGTTCGTCTTCCACTTCAACCGACGCTCGCGCAAGCCGAACAAGATCGTGCCCTGCAAGTGGGCCGGGCACGAGACGCACCTGCGCGCCGACGGATCGTCCACCGCGATGCGCGGCAAGGACGGCAAGGTCGGCGCCTGGAACCATGCCGGACAGCCCACGCAGGCGTTCCGCATCCCGGACTCGGTCGTCGAGGTGACGCGCCAGCGCGGCCGCATCGGTGAAGGCATCGATCATCCGGCCGTATTCCCGCTGGGCCTGCCGAAGTTCTTCATCGAGGCCTACACCGACGTGGGCGAGATCGTCTTCGAGCCGTTCGCGGGCTCGGGCACCACGCTGCTGGCCGGGCAACACACCGACCGCCCGGTACGCGCCATCGAACTCGCTCCAGAGTACGTGGACGTCGCGCTGCGCCGGTGGTTGCAGCACCACCCGGGCATGGAGCCGGTGCTCGCGACCACCGGCCAGCCCTTCGCTGAGGTTACTGCCGAGCGCTTGGGCGAGACGGCGGAGGCGGCCGCATGAGCTGGCTCGCCGAGCGCATCGAGCACTGGCCCATCGACAAGCTCATCCCTTACGCCCGCAACGCACGTCAGCACTCGGACGCGCAGATCGCCCAGATCGCGGCCTCCATCGCGGAGTTCGGCTTCGTCAATCCCATTCTCACCGGCGCCGACGGTGTGCTGGTCGCGGGCCATGGGCGGCTTGCCGCCGCGCGCAAGCTGGGCCTGCCCACCGTGCCGGTGGTCGTGCTCGACCACCTCACGCCGACCCAGCGCCGCGCCCTGGTGCTCGCGGACAACCGGCTCGCGAAACTCGCGACCTGGGACGATGCCCTGCTGCGCATCGAACTGGAGGCGCTGCAGGACGATGGCTTCGATCTCGATCTCACCGGATTCGACGCCGATGCACTGGCAGAACTGCTGGCCGATGAGGAACCCCAGATCGAGGGCCGGACGGAGGACGATGCCATCCCGGAGATGCCGGAAGAGCCGGTGTCTCGGCCGGGCGACGTCTGGCGGCTCGGGCCGCACCGGCTGGTCTGCGGGGACGCGACCACCGCCGAGGCCTACGCGCAGCTGTTCCCGGACGGCGAGCGGGCGGACATGGTCTTCACCGATCCGCCCTACAACGTGAACTACGCCAACAGCGCCAAGGACAAGCTGCGCGGCAAACACCGCCCCATCCTCAACGATGCGCTGGGCGAAGGCTTCTACGATTTCCTCTTTGATGCGCTGGCGCTGATCATGGCGCACACCCGCGGCGCGATCTACATCGCCATGTCCTCCAGCGAACTGGACACGCTGCAAGCGGCCTTCCGCGCCGCCGGCGGGCACTGGTCGACCTTCATCATCTGGGCCAAGAACACCTTCACGCTGGGCCGCTCGGACTACCAGCGCCAGTACGAGCCGATCCTCTACGGCTGGCCGGAGGGTGGCGAGCGTCACTGGTGCGGCGACCGCGACCAAGGCGACGTGTGGCACTTCAACAAGCCGCAGAAGAACGACCTGCACCCGACGATGAAGCCGGTGGAACTGGTCGAGCGTGCCATCCGCAACTCCAGCCGCCCCGGCGACGTGGTGCTCGACCCCTTCGGCGGCTCGGGCACGACCTTGATCGCCGCCGAGAAGGCCGGGCGCGTGGCGCGGCTGATCGAGCTCGACCCGAAGTATGCGGACGTGATCGTGCGCCGTTGGCAGGACTTCACCGGCCAGCAAGCCACCCGCGAGGCCGACGGCGTGGCCTTCGATCAGGCGGCGAGCGACTCGTCGGCGATCGCGCAGTGAATCACGAACCCGGTCAGATAAGGCAGCCCGCGCGGGATGCCGTAGTCCTTGCTGGTCTGGCGGCCGATGGTCCATCCCATCCACTGCCGGGTGGCGGCGTCGATCGCGTCGTGGAGGGTCTGGCCCGCATGCAGGTGGGTGAGGACTGCGTCCGCGAAGTGGCGGCCGTGACGGCTGTCGAGGAAGGCTCGCACTGCCTCAAGGGTCTGGCCGGTGGCCTGCGAGATCGTGGTCATCGTGATGGGCCAGGCGGCGTCGGCGTGTTCGTTCATCGTGCCGTAAAAGCCCCAGGCGTCGTTGCGGGTGGCGGGGATGGGCTGGGTCGTGGTCATGGGTTGCTCCTGCGGGTTGGGGTGGCGACACCCGTATGAACGCGCTGTTCGATCGAGAAGCCAAGCATCAGATCGTTGATTGATTCCTTTGGGAAACGGCGCGGCTTTAGGCCGCGCCTTTGACAGTCAGCGAATCCGGTAGACGCGCTCGCCGCCCGGGGATCTCTCGGAGACGATCGTCAGGCCCAGTTTCTTCTTCAGCGCCCCGGCCAAGGTGCCGCGCACCGTGTGCGCCTGCCAGCCGGTGCTGTCCATGATCTGGCGGAGGGTGGCGCCTTCGGGACGCTGCAGCATCGCGATCACCTGCGCCTGCTTGCTGTCGGCGCGGGGGCGGCGCGGCTCGGCGCTGCGATGCGCATCCTGCGCCCAGGCCGCTTCGGCGGCGTTCACCGCCGCCTCCAGGTCGGCCTCGTCGCGCGCCGTCTGCGCCTGCTCGGCCCGGGCGATCACCGCATCGAGTTTCGCAACGAAGGACTGGCGCGGGGCGGTGCGGGCACCCGGGCGCGGCACGCCCAAGGCCTCGTAGCCTGCGTCGGCAACGACCCAGACCTCGCCCTGGCGGGCGATCAGGGCGCGGTTGGCCAGGCCGTCGAGCACCTTGCGGCGGGCACCGCCTTGGATGTGCTCGGGGAACCAGTCGATTCGGCCGTCGCTGTGCTCGAGCGCATGGGCCAGGATCGCGTGCTGGGCGGGGGTCAGGGTGATGGTGCTCATGGTCTGCTCCTGGATAGGGATGGATCGGCGCGAGTCAGTCTTCCCAGAGGTGCTCGCCATCGAGGCTGATCCACAGGCGCGCATCGCGCGCGGTGGCCATCTCGCGCACCGCCAAGCCGGTTTTGAGGTGGGTGCCGGTCTTGCCGGTGAAGTCGTAACGCTGGCCGTCGTGCATCACGGTCGTTGGGCCTTGCTCGTCGAACTCGATTCGGATCAGGCGGGTGCCGAGGGCGTTGCCGTTGGTGTCGGTGACCTGGGGTTGGCGGATGCGCAGGGTCATGGTCTGCTCCTTGGTGCGTGGTGATCGGGTGAGGTGATGAACGCGCTGTTCGCGTGAGAAGCCAAGCGTTCTTGCTTGGCTTCGCATTGCTCGTCAGACCTTGCGCAACACCGCGATGCCGGCCTGCGCCAGTTCGAGCGCGGCGGCGTGGAAGGCCATCTCGCCGACCCAGGGCGCAGCCCTTGCGTCGTCAAACAAGCGGTCGATGACCGGCCGGGCCTTGGCGCGCATCGCGGCGCAGGCGGCTTCGAGCTCGTCGCGGCTGGCGGCGGCCACCTCCTTGCGGCAAGTGCGCACCAGCACGGTCAGGGCGGCCTCGGCGAGCTTGGTGGCGAGAAGGTCGGGGATGTGGGGGTTCATCGGGCGTCCTTTCGATCGGGTGGTTCGGGGTGACGTGATGAACGCGCTTCTCGCCCGTGAAGCCAAGCGTTTTCTGCGGGTGTTGGCCAAGAACTGACGATGACTTGATCGAAAAGGGCCATGGGCATCTCGATTCGCGCCTACGCCCGCCACCGTGGGGTATCGGACACCGCCGTGCACAAGGCCATCCGCACCGGGCGCATCACGCCCGAGGCGGACGGCACCATCGACCCAGACCGGGCCGACCGCGACTGGACCCGGAACTCCGAGCCGCCGAAGGCGGGAACGGGCTCCCGGACCGTGAAGGTGCGGGTGGCGGAGGATCCGGCCCCCAACCTCGCCACCGGCCTGCCCGCAGGCGGCACCACGCTCGTGCAGGCGCGCACGGTCAACGAGGTGGTCAAGGCGCAGACCAACAAGGTGCGGCTGGCCCGCCTCAAGGGCGAACTGGTCGATCGCCACCAGGCCATCGCGCATGTGTTCAAGCTCGCCCGTACGGAGCGCGACGCCTGGCTCAACTGGCCGGCGCGGATCTCGGCGCAGATGGCGGCCCGGCTCGGCGTGGAGGCTCACACCCTGCACGTGGCCCTGGATGCCGCCGTGCGCGAGCACCTCGCCGAGCTCGGGGAACTCAAGGTTCGGGTCGATTGATGAAACACATCCCTGTGTTTCACCCTGCCGGGCGCGCTGGCGCGCGTCCAAATTCGTTCCCGACGAATTTGTGATGGACGAGTTCGCCTATGAGGGCTGGGACGTCATCGAGCGCGCTTGGCGCGAGGGCCTCACGCCGGACCCGCTGCTCACCGTCTCCGAATGGGCCGACCGTCACCGGGTGCTGTCGAGCAAGGCCTCGAGCGAGCCGGGGCGCTGGCGCACCAGCCGCACGCCTTACCTCAAGGCGATCATGGACTGCCTGTCGCCGACCTCGCCCATCGAGCGCGTGGTGTTCATGAAGGGCGCGCAGGTGGGCGCGACCGAGACCGGCTCGAACTGGATCGGCTACGTGATCCACCACGCCCCCGGGCCGATGATGGCGGTGTGGCCCACCGTGGAGATGGCCAAGCGCAACTCCAAGCAGCGCATCGACCCGCTGATCGAGGAGTCGCCGGTGCTCTGCGAACTCATCGCTCCGGCGCGTTCGCGCGACTCGGGCAACACCATCCTCGCCAAGGAGTTTCGTGGCGGCGTGCTGGTGATGACTGGCGCGAACAGCGCGGTGGGCCTGCGCTCGATGCCGGTGCGCTATCTCTTTCTCGACGAGGTGGACGCCTACCCGCTCGACGTCGAGGGGGAGGGCGATGCGATCTCGCTCGCTGAGGCGCGCACGCGCACCTTTGCGCGGCGCAAGATCTTCATCGTCTCGACGCCGACGATCGCGGGCGCCTCGGCCATCGAGCGTGAGTACGAGGCCAGCGACCAGCGCCGCTACTTCGTGCCCTGCCCGCATTGCTCGCACCGGCAGTGGCTGCGTTTCGAGCAACTGCGTTGGGAGAAGGGCCGGCCCGAGACGGCGGCCTACGTCTGCGAATCGTGCGAGACGGCGATCGCCGAGCACCACAAGACCTGGATGCTGGAGCACGGCGAGTGGCGCGCGACGGCGGAAGGCGCGGGCAAGACGGCGGGGTTTCATCTGTCGTCGCTGTACAGCCCGCTGGGCTGGCGCGCCTGGTGCGAGATCGCCGCTGCGTGGGAAGCCGCCGTCAGTAAAGAGTCGCGATCGGCCGCTGCCATCAAGACTTTCAAGAACACCGAGCTCGGCGAGACCTGGGTCGAAGAGGGCGAAGCGCCCGACTGGCAACGCCTGCTGGAGCGCCGCGAGGACTATGCCATCGGCACCATTCCCGCCGGCGGCCTGCTGCTCACCGCTGGCGCCGACGTGCAGAAGGACCGCATCGAGGTCTCGGTCTGGGCCTTCGGGCGTGGCAAGGAGTGTTGGCTCATCGAACACCGGGTGCTGATGGGCGACACCGCGCGCGATGCGGTGTGGAAGGCGCTGACCGGGATGCTCGCCGAGACTTGGACCCACGCCTCGGGCGCGGCCATGCCGCTGGCCCGCTTGGCGCTGGACACCGGCTTTGCCACGCAGGAGGCCTACGCCTTCGTGCGCGCCTGCCGCGACGCGCGGGTCATGGCGGTCAAGGGCGTGCGGACGGGTTCGATGGGCGGCGCAGCCCTGATCGGCACACCGACGGCGGTCGATGTCTCGCAGGCGGGCAAGAAGCTGCGCCGGGGCATCAAGGTGTATGCGGTCGCGGCGGGGCTCGCCAAACTCGAGTTCTACAACCACCTGCGCCAGAGCGCGGAGGTGGCCGACGACGGCGTGACGGTGACCTACCCGGCCGGTTTCGTCCACCTGCCCAAGATCGACGCCGAGTTCCTCCAGCAGCTCTGCGCCGAGCAGCTGATCACCCGCCGCGACAGGAATGGCTTTCCGGTGCGGGAGTGGCAGAAGGTGCGCGAGCGCAACGAGGCGCTGGACTGCTACGTGTATGCCCGCGCCGCGGCCAGTGCCGTGGGGCTGGACCGTTTCGAGGAGCGCCATTGGCGCGAACTGGAGCGGCAACTGGGGTTGCCGCCGGCCGGCGAGCCCGAGTCGCTAATCGAACGACCTTCCGAGGCCACCCCCAGCGGTGGCCTCGCTACTTCTACGAACCGCCACCCCGGCCGGCGTGTCATCCGCAGCCCCTGGCTGCGCTGATCCCCGCCGGCCGTCCCGAACCCCGAAGGAGAACCCATGTCCCTGGCCACCCGCATCGAAAGCCTCGTCCTGCGCGTCGCGCAGGAGTTCAACGACGTCCGCGCCAAGGCCGGCAATCTCGCCCACCTCACCACCACCGACAAGTCCAGTCTGGTGGCGGCCATCAACGAGCTGAAGGCCGCGCTGCAGGCCTCGGGGGCGATCGACGACACCCAGGTCGCCACGAGCAGCACCTACTCGTCGAGCAAGATCGTCACGCTGCTGGAGGTGCTCAAGGCCGAGATCCTGGGCGGGGCCGATGCCGCCTATGACACGCTGCTGGAGATCCAGCAGCTGCTGCAAGACGGCACCAGCGGCCTGGACGCCTTGCTCACTGCGGTGAACCACCGCGTGCGCTTCGACGCGGCGCAGACCCTCACCGCCGCTGAAGCCGCCCAGGCGCGCAGCAACATCGGCGCCGTGGCCGCGGCCGACGTGGGCGACACCGACACCGACTTCGTCGCGATCTTCGAAGGGGCCCTGGTCTGATGAGCCTGGCCTCGCGCATCGGCGCCTTGGCCGGCCGCATCGGCCTGGAGGTCAAGACCAAGATCGATGCCGGCCACCCCGGGCTGGCGCGGGCCTGGGTGTGCTTCGGGTTTGTGGGCAACCAGGTCGTCGTACGCGCCGCGCACAACGTCGCCTCGGTCACGCGGCTGGCCGCAGGGCGCTACCGCGTGACCTTCGCCAATGCCATGCCCGACGCCAACTATTGCTGGACGGCGCTTGCCCGCAGTAGCACCGACAGAGGCACACAGCGCATGGCCATCGTGCGATCCAGCACCGACCAGAAGACCGCCCAGTTCGTCGACATCAGTTGCGCGACGACCTCAGCGTCGTTTTCCGATTCCTTCGAAATCAACCTCACGGTGTACCGCTGATGGCCTACACCCAAGCCGACCTGGACGCCCTGCAAGCCGCACTCGCCAAGGGCGAGAAGCGCGTCAGCTTCGGCGACAAGACGGTCGAGTACCGCAGCGTGGAGGAACTGCAAGCTGCTATTCGCCAGGTGAAACGCGAGCTCTTCGAGCAGGCCGTGGCCACGGGGCTGTGGCCCGGCGCGCCGCGGCAGATCCGCCTTCACACGACCAAGGGGACGTGATGGGCTGGTGGCATACCCTCAAGCGCCGGCTGCTCGGCACGAGCCCCACCTACGACGGCGTGGGCGGCGGCCGCCGGGCCGTCGCCTGGCAGGTCGGCAATCCCGGGGCGGTCGCGGCACTCGCCTACACCCAGGGCGAGCTGCGCGCCAAGAGCCGCGATCTCGCCCGGCGCAACGCCTGGGCGGCCGCGGGCATCGAGGCCTTCGTGGCGAATGCCATCGGCACCGGCATCAAGCCGCAGAGCATGGTGACGGATGCGGCCGTGCGCGAGGCCATCCACGCGTTGTGGTGGGACTGGGTGGAGGAGGCCGATGCGGCGGGCTTGACCGACTTCTACGGCCTGCAGGCGCTCGCCTGCCGCGCGATGCTCGAAGGCGGCGAGGCGCTGGTGCGCCTGCGCTGGCGCCGCCCGGAGGACGGTCTGCCGGTGGGTCTGCAGCTGCAGGTGCTCGAGCCCGAACACCTGCCGACGACGCTCAACCGCGACCTGCCTTCAGGCAACGTGATCCGCGCCGGCATCGAGTTTGACCGGCTCGGGCGGCGGGTGGCCTATCACCTCACCCGCTCGCACCCCGGGGACGGGAGTCTGGCGCCGATGTCCGGCACGGGCGGCATGGAGACCGTGCGCGTGCCGGCGGACGAGGTCATCCACCTGTTCCGCCCGCTGCGCCCGGGGCAGATCCGCGGCGAGCCGTGGCTTGCGCGGGCCCTGGTGAAGCTGCACGAACTCGACCAGTACGACGACGCGGAACTGGTGCGCAAGAAGACCGCGGCGATGTTCGCCGGCTTCATCACGCGGCTCGCGCCCGAGGACACCCTGATGGGCGAAGGGCTGCCGGACGCCCAGGGTGCGGCACTCGCCGGGCTGGAACCCGGCACCTTGCAGATCCTGGAGCCGGGCGAGGACATCAAGTTCTCCGCGCCAGCCGATGTCGGCAGCTCCTACGCCGAGTTCATGCGCCAGCAGTTCCGGGCCGTGGCCGCCGCCATGGGCATCACCTACGAGATGCTCACCGGTGATCTCACGCAGGTGAACTACTCCAGCATCCGCGCGGGATTGCTCGAGTTCCGCCGCCGCTGCGAGGCCCTCCAGCACGGGGTGATCGTGCACCAGCTCTGTCGCCCGGTGTGGCGGGCCTGGATGGAGCAGGCGGTGCTGGAAGGCGCGCTGAACCTGCCCGGCTTCGCGCGCCGCCGGCGCGCGTATCTGGCCGCGAAGTGGATCCCGCAGGGCTGGCAGTGGGTCGATCCGCTCAAGGAGTTCAACGCGCTCAAGCTCGCGATCCGCGCCGGGCTGATGAGCCGCTCCGAAGCCATCTCGGCCTACGGCTACGACGCCGAAGACATCGACCGCGAGATCGCGGCGGACAATCGGCGCGCCGATGAGCTGGGGCTGGTGTTCGACTCGGATCCGCGGCACGACCAAGCATCGACGCCGGCGCCGACACCCGCGCCCGACACCGAACTTCAGGACTGAACCGATGCTGCCCCACCTCGCCGCCCGCCTGTTCGGGACGCCCTTGCTCGTCCAGCGCGCCAAGCTCGACGTGATCCTCGCGGTGCTCTCCGAGCGCCTCCATCTCACCGCGCCGGACGTCGAACTCGCGCCGCCGCTGCCGAGGGCCCCGACCCCTCCGGCGTTTCCGTCAAGCTCGATCGCGGTCCTGCCGATCCACGGCACCCTGGTCAAGCGCACCCTGGGGCTGGAGGCGGCTTCGGGACTGATGAGCTACGCCGACATCGGCGCGCGGCTGGAGGCAGCCCTTGGCGACCCGATGGTCGCCGGCATCGTGCTCGACATCGATTCGCCCGGCGGCGAGACCGGCGGGTGCTTCGAGCTCGCCCGCCGCGTGCGCGAGGCGGCCGCCGTGAAGCCCGTCTGGGCCGTGGCCAACGACGCCGCCTTCTCCGCGGCCTACGCCATCGGCTGCGCCGCCGATCGGCTCTTCGTCACCGAGACCGGCGGCGTGGGCTCGATCGGGGTGATCGCGCTGCACGTCGACCAGTCGGTCAAGGACGCCCGGGACGGCTTGCGCTACACCGCGGTCACCGCGGGCGAGCGCAAGAACGACTACTCGCCGCACGAGCCGCTACACGATGCCGCCCGCGCGGCGCTGCAGGCCGAGGTGGACCGGCTCCACGCGCTCTTCGTCGCGCACGTGGCGGCGATGCGCGGCCTGTCCGAGGACGTGGTGCGCGCGACCGAAGCCGCGCTCTTCTTCGGCCCGCAGGCCGTCGAGACGGGGCTGGCCGACGGGGTGGCGACGCTGGCCGCGGTGCTCGCCGAGTTCGACCGACATCTTTCTGCCGCGCGGCGTCCGTCTTCCCCGCCGCGCCAAGCCCCGACCGGGAAGGCGACCGTTTTCCGAGGAACCCCCACCATGACCGACACCCCGTCCGAAACGCTCGGTGTGGATGAGGCCGCCGCCCTGGTGGCCGAGGCCCGCCGCGAAGTGGCGCAGTCCGCGCAAGCGATCGCGCAACTGTGTCTGATCGCCGGCTGCCCCGAGCGTGCCGCCGAGTTCATCGCCGCCGGCCGCACCGAAGCCGAGGTGCGCCGCGCCCTGATCGAGGCGCGCGCCGCCCACAGCATGGAGTCGGCCGTGCGCTCGACCCACGCGCCCCAGGACTGGGCCGCCCCCGGCGCCGATCCGGCCGCCTCGCCCGTGGTCGCCGCCGTGAAGAAACTCGTGACCCGGGAGTGAACCATGCCCACGCTCACCCAAGCCCCCACCCTCGGCGACCTGCTGAAGTACGAGGCGCCGAATCTGTACTCGCGCGAGCGGGCGACCGTGGCGGCCGGGCAGAACCTGCCGCTCGGCGCCGTGGTCGGCCGCGAGACGGCCACAAGCAAGCTCAAGGCCCTCGACCCCGCGGCCGGCGACGGCAGCGAAGTCGCCCTGGGCGTGCTCGCGCTGGCCGTCGATGCGACGCTGATCGACCGGGAGGACGCGATCCTGATCGCCCGCCACGCCATCGTCGCGCGAAACGCGCTGGTCTGGCCCGCGGGGATCACCACCGCGCAGCAGCTCGCTGCGATCGCACAGCTCGAAGCGCGCGGCATCGTGGTGCGCGACAGCGCCTGATTCCGCCCCTCCCCACACCTCGGACGACCCGCCATTCGGCGGGTTCGTCGTTTCTGGAGTCTCCCGATGCTCAACCCCTTCGATTCCCCCGGCTTCTCGATGGCGAGCCTCACGGCGGCCATCAACCTCATCCCCAACCGCTACGGGCGGCTGGAAGCCTTGAACCTGTTTCCGGCCAAGCCCGTGCGCACGCGCCAGGTCGTCATCGAGGAGTACGCCGGGCGCCTGAACCTGCTGCCCACCCGGCCGCCCGGCTCGCCCGGCACGGTGGGCGAACGCGGCCAGCGCCGGCTGCGTTCCTTCGTCGTCCCGCACATCCCGCACGACGACGTGGTGCTGCCCGAGGAGGTCCAGGGCATCCGGGCCTTCGGCTCGGAGGCGGAAGTTGAGGCCGTCGCGGGCGTGCTGGCGCGGCACCTGGAGACCATGCGCAACAAGCACGCGATCACCCTCGAACACCTGCGCATGGGGGCGCTCAAGGGCCAGATCCTGGACGCCGACGGCAGCACGATCTACGACCTGTTCACCGAGTTCGGCCTCACCCCGCAGGTCGTTGCCTTCGACCTCGGCAACGCCGGCACCAACGTGAAGGCGAAATGCCTGTCGGTCCTGGCCGCGATCGAGGACAACCTCAAAGGCGAGTTCATGACCGGCGTGCATTGCCTGTGCTCGCCTGAGTTCTTCGCGGCGCTGACCGGCCACGCCAAGGTCGAGAAGGCCTTCGAGAACTGGCAGCAGGGCGCAGTCCTCATCAACGACGTGCGGCGCGGCTTCACCTACGCCGGCATCACCTTCGAGGAGTACCGCGGCCAGGCCACCGACGCCGACGGCAACGCGCGCCGCTTCATCGCCGCGGGCGAGGCCCACGCCTTTCCGCTGGGGACGGTGGACACCTTCGCCACTTACTTCGCCCCGGCCGACTTCAACGAGACCGTGAACACCCTGGGCCAGCCGCTCTACGCCAAGCAGGAGCCGCGCAAGTTCGACCGCGGCACCGATCTGCACACCCAGAGCAACCCGCTGCCGATGTGCCACCGGCCCGGCGTGCTGGTGAAGCTCACCGTCTGAGGGTGCCTGTCCGATGGTCCGTGTGGAGGATCTGTACGACGCCGCCGAGCGCGCGGGGCTCTTGACGCCCGTCGTGGTGGGCGCCGCCACCGTGCACTGTGCGTTCCGCGCGCCGGACGAGACGGTGCTCGACGGCCTGGCGCTGGCGCGCGACTTCGAGATCGAGTACGCGGCCTCGCGCCTCGCGCTCGCCCCGGGCGACGTGGTCACCATCGCCGGCGAGCCCTACCGCGTGCGCGAGGTGCGAGCGCTCGGCGACGGCCGCGAGTGCCGGGCCCAGCTTGCGAGGCTGCCATGAACTCGGTGCGCGAGCGCCTGCTGCGCCTCCTGATCGATCGGCTCAAGGCGGCCCTGGCCCCGGCACCCGTGCTGCGCCAGCCGGCCACACCGCTGCCCCGCGAGGCCGGCCCGGCCTTGCTCGTCTTCGTCGAGGGCGACGCCCTCACCGCGCATGCCAACCGGCTGGTGGACCGCTCGCTCACCGTGCGCCTGGTCGCGCTCGCGCGCGGCACGGACGCCTTCGACGCGGCCGACCGGCTGATCGTCGCCGCCCACGCCGCCGTGCTCGCGGACCCGAACCTGGGCGGCCTGGCGCTCGCGGTGCGCGAGCTCGACGCCGACTGGGACGCCGACGACCTCGATGCCGGCACGGTGATGCTGCCGGCGCGCTACGAGATCCGCTACCGCACCACGCTGACCGACCTCACGACCCCGGGATGACCCATCCAATGCACATCGAACTGCTCCAAGCCCACACCCACGCCGGTCGGCGCTTGAGCGCCGGCGCGCGGCTGGACCTGCCCGAGGCCAGCGCCCGCTGGCTGATCGCCCGGGGCGTGGCCCGGCTCGTCACGCCGGACTCCCCGGCGCCATCCCTCAAACCCTCGCGCCGTGACGGTCCCGCCGCCGCGGCAACCTCCACGGGAGACTGACCATGGCCTACTTCTGGCTTCGGCCGCTTCGCTTAACGCCCGCTACGCGGGCATTAGCCTTCGCCGCAACGCGCCGACACGGCGCGTTGTCCGGACACATCGCCGATCGCTGAGGAGGCACGGCAATGGCTTACTTTTCTGGACAGGGACGCGTCTACATCGGCGCGCGCGACTCGGCTGGCAATCCGGCCGGCCTCACCTTCGTCGGCAACGTGCCGGAACTGAAGGTGTCGCTGTCGGTGGAGACGCTGGAACACCAGGAGGCGCAGTCCGGCCAGCGCCTGACCGACCTGCAGCTCATCAAGACCAAGAAGGGCGAGTTCGCCTGCACGCTGGAGGAACTGAGCAGCGGCAACCTCGCGCTCGCCCTCTACGGCCACTCGACCACGGTGGCACCGGGCACGGTCACGGGCGAGGCGCTGCCCAACCCGGTCACCGCGGGCAGCCTCTATCCGCTCGCGCACCAGAACGTCTCGGCGGTGCAGATCCAGGACGGCAGCAGCCCGCCCAAGCCCCTGCCGGCGACGCAGTACCAGGTGCACGCCCGGCACGGCTCGGTGCTGATCCTCGACGCCACGACCGGCGGCCCCTATGTCGAGCCCTTCACCGTGGATTACGCCTTTGGTGCCGCGCAGAGCACGGCGATGTTCACCCGGCCGCTGCCCGAGCGCTGGATCCGCTTCGAGGGCCTCAACACCGCCGACGCCAACCGCGAGGTGGTGATCGACCTCTATCGCGTGGCGATCAACCCGGCCAAGGAGCTCTCGATCATCACCGACGAACTACTGAAGTTCGAACTCTCCGGCCAGGTGCTGGCGGATCTCTCCAAACCCACCGACGGCGAACTGGGCCAGTTCGGCCGTCTCGTGCTCTTGTAAGGGGATGGCGATGACCCACACGCGCACCGACTTCCAGACCTTTCCGCCCGTGCCCCAGGTGGTCACGGTGGCGGGCGCCGCAGTGGAACTCACGCCGATCCGCTTGGGAGAGTTGCCGCGGATCCTCGCCGCGGTGCGACCCATCGCCGCCGACCTCTCGGCCGAGCCGGATTGGCTCGCGCTGCTCGCCCGACACGGCGAGGCGGTGCTGGAACTGCTCGCGCTCGCCACCCGGCGCGAGCGCGCCTGGATCGAGGGGCTGGCGCTCGACGAGGCCGTCACCTTGGCCTGTGCCGTGTTCGAGGTGAACGCGGATTTTTTCGTGCGGCGCGTGGCGCCGAGCATCGCGCGCTCGGGCGAACGGTTGGCGCCGATCCTCTCGGCTGGGACGATGCCGTCGCCCGGCTCGTCGCCGCCGGCCACCGCCACGCCGAGGTGATGGGCTACACGCTCGCGCAAGTGCGCGGGTTGCTGGCCGCCCACGGTCGGCTGGAAGGTAGGCAGAACGCCTTGCGGCTGGCCTTGCACGCGGTGGCGGCCCAGGGCGACCGGGCGGCGATCGAGCGGCTGCAGCGCGAGTTGTGGGAGGACGTGCGGCCATGAAACTGACGCTGGCCACCTCCGGACTGCTCGATCCAAGGAAGCTCTCCGCCTGGAGCGCCGAACGCCGGCGGGCGATCCATGCCGCCGTCGCCAAAGGGATGGTCTCGGGCGGCCGTGACGTGCGCGAGGCCGCCCGCGCCCAGATGCGCAGCGCCTTCCAGGTCCGGCGCGCGAGCTTCGTCGCCTCGCTGCAGGCCAAGGTGTTCGATCAGAAGCCCGAACGGCTGCCCGCCCTGTGGGTGGGAAGTCGAATCCCCTGGCTCGGTATTCACACGCACGGCGGCACGGTGGCGGGCCGGATGCTGATCCCGCTGCTACCGGGACGGATCGGCCCCAAGCGCTTCCGTCAGGTCATCGACGGCCTGATGCGCTCGGGCAACGCCTTCTTCGTCGAGAAGAACGGCCGCGTGCTGCTGATGGCCGAGAACATCCGGGAGAACACCGCACAGCTCAACCGCTTCAAGCGCGCCGAGCGCGAGCGCAGCGGCGTCAAGCGCCTGCAGCGCGGCCAGGAGATCCCCATCGCCGTGCTGGTGCGGCGGGTGGATCTGAAGCGCCGGTTCGATCTCGCAGCAGGCGTGCAAGGCGCCTTGCCCAAGCTCGCTGCCGCGATCGGGCGTGAATTGGACAAACTCTAATGGCAACCGAGCGAGCCCAGATCCTCATCCGCGCCGTCGACGAGACACGCGCGGCCTTCGGCTCGATCCAGCGCAACCTCGGCGGTTTGGCCGACGCCGCACGCCGGGTCAACGGCGTGCTCGCCGGGCTCGGCGTCGCGTTGTCGGCGGCGGGCTTGGCCGCGATGGTCAGGTCGGCGCTGGACTCGGCCGATGCCCTCAACAAGCTCTCCCAGCGCGTAGGCATCACGGTGGAGGCTCTGTCCACCCTGGTGCCGGCGGCCGAACTGTCCGGTGTCTCGGCGCAGACCTTCGAGACGGGGCTCAAGAAGCTCGCCACCACGATGTTCGAGGCGGCCACGGGCTCGGAGGAGTCCGCCCGGCGCTTTACCGCCCTCGGCGTCGAGTTCAGGAACCAGGACGGCACGCTGCGCGCGACCGATGCGGTGCTGCTCGATCTGGCCGACCGTTTCAAGGCCATGCCCGACGGCGCGCAGAAGTCGGCGCTGGCGGTGCAGCTCTTCGGCAAGAGCGGCGCCGAACTCATCCCCTTCCTGAACCAGGGACGCGAAGGCATCGCGGCCCTGACCGGCGAGATGGAAGCGCTCGGCGTGCAGATCGGCGGCGACACCGCCGCGCAGGCCGAGGTGTTCAACGACTCGCTGGCCAAGCTGCGGCTCGCCGCGACGAGTCTGGCCAACCGGGTGATCGAGGCGTTCCTGCCGGCCATGAACGAGTTGGCCGGCGGGATGGTCGAGTCGGCCAAGCAGGGCGGCAGCTTGCGCGCGATCCTGGATGGCGTGGTGTTGGTGCTCAAGACCCTGGCGCTGGGTGCCGCCACGGTCGGCAAGGCCTTCGTCGCACTCGGCGAGGCGATCGGCGCTGGTGTCGCGGCGGCGGTCGAGGCCCTGCGCGGCAACACCGCCGGGGCCAAGGCCATCATCGCCGAACTCAAGGGCAGCCTCGTGCGGCGGCTGGACGAACTGGCCGAGTTCCGGGACAGCCTCTTCGACCCCAAGCCCATCGAGGTCCAGGCGCCGCGCATCCAGGCCGACCCGGCGCTGCTGCAACGGCTCACGGCTCCGGGCCAGGCCCGCGAGGCCGCCAGCGCCCTGGCGGCCCTGCGCAAGGCGCAGATGGACGCCGAGTTCGCCCTGCTCAAAGACGGCCTCGAGCGCCAACAGCGCGCGCTCGATCAAGCACTGGAAGACCGGCTGCTGTCGGTGCGCGACTACCACGGCCGCAAGACTGCGCTGGAGCAGCGCGAACTCGACGCCGAGATCGCCCGCCGCCGGCAGGAACTCGCCGCTAGCCAAGCCGTCGCGACCAACCCGCGCGCATCAGAATCGGACCGACTGCGCGCCAAAGCGGAGATCGCCAAGCTCGAGGCCGACCTCATCGTCCTCAACGACCGCCGCGCCGACATCGAGGTCGCCAACGCCCGCGCCGCCGCCCAGGCCGAGCGGGAACTGGCCGATGCGCTGGCCCAGGCGCGCGAGGAACTCGCCCAGCTCACCGGCACCGACACGGCGGAAGACCGGCGCGCCGCGATCGAGCGCAGCGTCCGGGATCTTCGCGCACGCCTGGCGGCCGAGAACGACGCCGCGGGCGTGGCGCTGATCGACCGGCTCATCGACGTGAAGGCCGCCCAGGCCAACCTCGCCCGGCTGGAACAGGAGTGGCGGCTCGTCACCGAGCGGCTGCGCAATGCCCAGGAGGCGATCCAGATCCAGCAGCAGGCCGGGCTGCTCACCGAAGCCCAGGCGCGCAGGCAGATCGTCGCCTTGCAGCAGCAATCTGCGGCCGAGATGCAGCGCCTGCTGCCCGCGATGCAGCAGGCCGCGCAGGCGATCGGACCGGAGGCGGTCAATCGCGTGGCCGCCTGGCGCAACGAACTGGAGCGCACGCGGCTGGTCGCCGACGAACTCGCGCCGCTGTGGAACCGCATCGGCGAGGGCTTCGGCACCGCCTTGCAGGGCATGGTCACCGGTGCGCAAAGCTTTCGTGAGGCCTTGTCCAACCTGTTCCGCCAGGTGGCCGACGCCTTCCTGCAACAGATGGTGATCCAGCCCTTCCAGCAGTGGGTGGCGATGCAGGCGCGCATGCTCGCGCTCAAGCTCGGCTTCCTCCAGCAGGAGCAGGCCATCGAGCAAGCGGCGGCGGCCCAGTCGGTGGCGCAGAAGTCTGCCGAGACCACCGCCAAGGTGTCGATGGACGCGGCCCAGGCCGGCGCGGTCGCGGCGGCCTCGCAGGCCTCCATCCCCATCGCCGGGCCGGCGCTGGCCATCGCCGCGATGGCGGCGATGGTGGCGGCCGTCATGGCCTTGCTGGGCGGGATCAAGAAGTTCGCGGCCGGCGGCTTCGTCACGGGTCCCGGCACGGCGACCTCGGATTCGATCCCGGCGCGGCTGTCGGCCGGCGAATACGTGGTGCGTGCGGCGGCGGTCCGGCGTGTCGGCGTGGCCTTCCTCGATGCCCTCAACGATTTGTCCGCCCCGCCGGTGTGGGACGGGCGGCGTCTGGCCCTGGCCGCCGGGGGACTCGTGCCCCAGGTCCAGGTGCAGCCGGCCGCGCCGCAGGTCAGCCAGGCCGTGCGCATCGTCAACACCATCGACCCGGGCGTCACCCACGACCACCTGCAGACCCCCGCCGGCGAGCGGGTGATCCTCAACATCATCGGGCGCAACGCGCGCGCGGTGCGCGCGGCGCTCCAGGGGTAAGCCATGGCCTTGATCTTCATCGACGGCTTCGATCACTACGACCCGCAGGCACTCGACCCCTTCGGCGACCCGTGGCTCGCGCGCGGCAAGGCGGCGTATCTGTCGCCGCAGGCCACGCGCATCCCCGGCCGGCGACCCTCGTCCTACGCCTTGCGCCTGCCCGCAGGCGCCGGCGGCGGGTATGTGAAGAACCTGGAGACCGGGCGCACCAGCCTCATCGTGGGCGCGGCACTGCGCGTGGCGCCGTTCGAGAACACCGGCGAGGAGCCGGTGCTGCTCGGCGTGCGCGACACTACCGCGCAGGTGACGCACCTCGTCACGATCGGCAATGACGGGCGCTTGCGGCTGTATCGCAGGGGCTACTGGGACCAGTTGATCTCGACCTCGGTGGCCACCGCCGCTGCGCGCGGCTGGCACTACGTCGAACTGCAGGTCGTGCAGGGCACGGCCAACGGCACGGTGAAGGTGCGCGCGAACGGTGTGCTCGCGATCGACCTGTGGTCGCAGGACACCGTCCAGAACGGCGGGCAACTGCTGACTGCTTTTGTGGGGGCCGTGCCGGGCCAAGCCTGCCCGGTCACCGTCGACGTGGACGACCTCTACATCGCCGACACCTTGGGCACGATCAACAACACCTTCCTCGGCGACGTGCGGGTCGATGCCTTGAAGCCGCAAGCGCCTGGGGCGCTGAACCAATGGACGGTCGAGCCCTTGGGGCTGCCCGCTTGGGCCGCGGTGAGCGACGGCGACGAAGCCACGGCCATCCGCGCGGCCACCGCCGGCCTGCGCCAGACCTTCGACGTCGAGGCGCTGCCCGCGATGACCACCCCGGCGATCCACGGCGTGCAGGTGACCCTGCTCGCGCGCAAGACGGATGCGGGCACCGGCCGCGTGCGCGGGATCGTGGCGAGCGGTGCGCAGACGGCGGTGAGCGCCGACATCCATCTGCAAGAGCAACTGGCCTGGCACACGGCGCTGTTCGAGCGCAACCCGAACGGCAACGTGCCGTGGACGGAAGGCGCCTTCAACGCCGCCGAGTTCGGGCTGGAGTCGGCATGACCGAGCGTGTGTTGACCGAGGCTCTTGCAGAGGCCGCCGCCCAACCCGCTGCGATGGCGCAGGTGGTCGAACAGCGTGCCGAGGCGATCTCGCGCGCGGCCTTCGGGGCGCTCGCCGTCACCGCCTTCGCCGAGACCTCGGCCCAGCCGCTGCCGACCCCCCATCTCTCGACGCTGTGGGCCGAGACGCTGGCCGAGCCCGCGCCGCCGCTGCACGCCGCCGCCTTGCTCGTCGAGGTGTTGCGCCGTGATACCGCCGCGGCGGCGATGGTCGCAGAAGCGATGGAGGCCTTCGGCGAGACGCCCTGGCCCGAGGCTCCACGCGGGGTGTTCGCCTTCCGTCACGACTGGGCCGAGCCCCTCATCGAGCGCCTGCAATGGGCGACCGGCGTAGTGCGGCTCGCCTCGGGCAACGAGGCGCGGCAAGGGCTGCGGCGCGTGCCGCGGCGCTTCCTGACCTACCACGTGGGCCACGGGCGCGCGAGCGACGCGCTGGTGGCCGACTGGCTGGCCGACCATCTGGGCCGGCTCGCCTGGTGGCCGCTGCCGCAGCATATGGCGAGGCTGACCACGGCGGCGCACAGGGGCGCGCTGGCGCTGGCCGTGACGCCAGTGGAGGCGGCGGGCTTCACCCATGCATCGGCCAGACCGTACCTGGAGCACGACGGCCTGCACTGGCCTGCGGATCGTCGCTTCGCGCTGCTGATGGCCCCGGACGGCTGGCAGGCGCTGGCGCTCGCCGAGGTGGAGCCCGAGCGGCTCTGGCTCACCGAGCCGCTGGCGCGGGCCGTCCCCGCGGGCGCGACCGTCGCTCCCCTGGTCGAGGGCGTCGCGCTGGAGCCGGCCGAGTTCGCGCAGTGGGTGCCCGGCCTCGATGCCGGCAGCGTCACCGCGCAGGTGGCCTTCGAGCCGCTGCCGATAGATGGCCTGCTCGACGACCCCTGGCTCGACGGCCTGCCCGTCTGGCCCGACGGCAACTGGCGCGATGATCCCAGCGTCACGGCGCAGGGCGTGCTCACCCGGCAGGACCTCTCGCCGGCCGACGCGTGGGTCCGCCGTGACGACCCGTGGCCGACGAGCACCTTTCAGCGCCGGTTTCTGGCGGCCGGGCGTGAAGACATCGCCCGCTGGCGCGCGCGGCTGTACCGCGCCCAAGGGCGGCTCGGTGCCTGTTGGCTGCCCGACGGTCTGGCGCCGGTGTTGCGCGTGCAGGCCGAGGCCGAGGTCGAGGCCGGGTACCTGCGCGTGAACGCCGAGGCCGGCGCCGCCTTCTGGCACCGCTCGGCCGCCGCGTTGATCCTGCACCCCGACGGCACGCGCCAGGCCGTCCTCACCGGCGCGCTCCACCGAGATGAAGGCGGCGTGCTGGTCCTGCGCTCCGGCCTCGACGCCGCGGTGCCCGCCGGCAGCCGCGTCCTGCGCCTGGCCCGCTGCCGGCTCGACCACGACGCCGTCGATCTGTACTGGCACAGCCCCACGCTGGTCGAGATGCCCCTGACCCTGCGCCGGCTGCCCGAGCCGCGCGGCAACGATCTCATCACGTACACCCCGTCCTGACCATGAGCGAGAGCCCCCTGTTCGAGGTCGAGCTCTACGCCCTCGAGGGCACGAGCGCCACCTTCCGGCTCACCCCGCACGAGTTCGACGTGGAGATCGGCGGCCAACGCTACGAGCGCTGCCCCCTCGAGCGCAGCGCGCTGGCGCTCGGCGCCGAGGCGGCCAAGTCAGCGCTGGAGTTGAGGCTGCCACCCAACCACGCGCTGGTGCGGCATCTGCTGCAAGCGACCCTCACCGGCGAGGCGACCGCGGTGCGGTTGAATGTAGCCCGACGTGACGCCTGGGGTGATGCCTGGTGGCTTTCCGGCACGCGCTGGATGGGCCGCGTGCTCGGGGTGGAGGTGGCCGATGACTCTGCGCGCATCCGCTGCGAGTCCGCCCAGGTGAGCTTGAAGCGCATCGGCCTGCGGCGCCTGTACAGCCGCGCCTGCTCGCACGTGCTGTATTCGGCCGCGTGCGGGGCGACGCCGATCTCGGCCAGCGCCGAAGTGATCCGCTCCGAAGGCCGCCAGGTGGAACTGGCGAGCCTCCCGCCCGAGGTGGCCGGCATGCTCGCCGGCGGCTGGTTGCAGACGCCGGCAGGCGCGCGCCACATGATCGTGAGCGAATCGACCGCGGGCGTGGAACTGCTCTACCCGGTGGGGCTTGCGCCGCAGACGCTCGTCGACCTCGTGGCCGGCTGCGATCACAGCATGCCCACCTGCGCCGCGCGCTTCGACAACCTCGCCAACTACGGCGGCTTCCCCTTCATTCCGACGAAGAACCCGTTCTCGACGGGCGTCTTCTGAACGCACAGATCCTCCCATGTGGTACCTGGTCGTCATCGTCGTGGCAGCGCTGGTCTCGGCGGCGCTGGCGCCCAAGCCGCCCGCTCCCAAACCCGCCGAACTCTCCGACCTCGACGCGCCCACGGCCGAGGAGGGCCGACCGATCCCGGTCGTCTTCGGCGCGGTGCTGCTGCGCGGGGCGAACGTCGTGTGGTACGGCGACCTGGAGGCCGAACCGATCAAGAAGAAGGGCGGCAAGAAATGAGCAAGGACGTGACCGTCACCATCGCCCACGTGCGCGCCGCGGGGCTGTGCGTGCACGGCACGCGCACCTGGTTCGCGCGCCAGGGCCTGGACTTCCGGGCCTTCCTCGCCCGGGGGCTTCCCGCCTCGAGCTTGCTCGCCACCGGGGATGCGATGGCCGCACGCGTGGTCGAGGTCGCGCAGGCCTGCCATGAGGAGCCGCGCTGATGGGCGGTAGCCGCAAGAAGCAGACCGTCGGCTACCGCTACCGGATCGGGATGCACCTGGTGCTGTGCCAGGGGCCGGTGGATGCAGTGCAGGAGATCCAGATCGGCGACCGCAGCGCCTGGGGCGATGCGAGCCGCGCGCCGCTGGCGGTCGGCCATGGGCTGGGGCGGCTCTCGATCCACAAGCCCACGCTCTTCGGCGGCGACGAACGCGAAGGCGGCGTGGTGGGTGAGGTGGATGTGCTCAGCGGCGATGCGACGCAAGGCCGCAACGACTACCTGATGAGCCGCCTGGGCGCAGCGATCCCGGCGTTTCGCGGGGTGTTGTCGATCGTGGCACGCAAGATCCTGTTCGCCGCGAACAACCCCTACCTCAAGCCCTGGGCGGTGCGGGTGCGGCGCTTCACGGCGGGCTGGCACGACGAACCCTGGATGCCCTGGAACGCCGAGGTGCGGACCTGGGATGCCGACACCGGCACCTCTCTCACCGTCGGCATGAACCCGGCGCACATCCTGGTGCAGTGCCTCACCGACCCGCACTGGGGCATGGGTTATCCGCCGTCCACCCTCGGCGCAAGCTTCTGGAACGCGGCCTGGGCGCTCGAAGCCGAAGGCTTCGGCCTGAACCTGGTCTGGACGCGCCAGCAGCCGATCGAGGCCTTCATCGCCCAGGTGCTCGACCACGTCGGCGGCATCCTCTACCTCGACCCCGAACGGGGCCGCTTCGAGCTCAAGCTCCTGCGCGACGATTACTGGATCGAGGGCCTGCCGCTCCTGGGCCCCGACGAGATCGTGCGCGTGGAGCGCTTCGAGCGCGCGCAGTGGGGGGAACTGCCCAACGAGATCACCGTGGTCTACACCGACTGGGCCACCGGCAAGGAAGCCACCGTCACGGTGGAGAACCTCGCCGCGATCCAGCTGCAAGGCGGCGTGATCAACCAGCGGCGCGACTATCCGGGCGTGAACCACGGGCCGCTGGCCGCGCGGCTGGCGCTGCGCGACCTGCGCGCGCTGGGCTCGCCCCTGGCGCGCATGACCTTGACCATCGTCCCCGGCGCCCTGGAGCGTCCGCCCCTGCCGGGAGACGTGTTCCTGCTGCATTGGCCACGCCTCGGCATCGAGCGCATGGTGGTGCGCGTGACCGGCATCGACACCGGCACGCTGGGCGCCATCGAATGGCGCATCGAGGCCGTGGAGGACGTCTTCGGCATGGGCCAGACCGTGCTCGCCCCCACCCCGCCGCGCCTCGAAGAGCCGCCGCTCGAACCGCTGCCGCCGGCCCTGGTGCTGGCGGTCGAGGTGCCGTACTGGGAACTCGCGCGGCGGCTGTCGCGGGCCGATCTCGACTACCTCACCGACACCGACACCTACGTGGGGGCCTTGGCCTGCGCGGGCAGCTCGGGGCAGTTGAACTGGCAGCTCGCCACCGGGCCCGCGAGCGGTGAGCTCGAGGCAGTGGCCCCGGAGGACTACGCGCCCTTGCTCACGCTCGGCCAGGCGCTGTCGGCGAGCGAAGCCGATGCGCTGGCCGTGCCGGTGACGGCCCTGGCCCAGCCCGAGCGCCTGGCGGTCGGCGACTACGCCTACCTGGTCGATGCGCTTGGTGCGATGCGCGAAGCCGTGGCGATCCTCGCCTTCGATGCCACCGCGGGCACGGTGGATCTCGCCCGCGGGGTGCTCGACACCACGCCACAGATGCATCCGGCCGGCACGCGACTGGTGGGCGTGGGCGAGTGGCTGGCCGCAGAGACCATCGAGCGCGCGCCGGGCGAGTCGGTGTTCGTCGCCGCCGTCCCGCGCACGGCCAGCGCCGAAGGGGATGCGGTGCTGGCTGCCAACGGTGCGCCCCTCGTGCTCGCGGGCCGCCAGGCGCGGCCGTACCCACCGGGGCGAGTGCGGCTCAACGGCCAGCGCGAGCCCGCCGTGGTCGCCGGCGACCTCACCCTCACCTGGGCGCACCGCGACCGCACCCAGCAGACCGCCTACCTCGTGCGTCAGGACGAGGGCGACATCGGCCCCGAACCCGGAACCGCCTACACCGTGCGCATCAGAGACCGCGACGGCGCGCTGGTGCGCACCGAGGCCGGCCTCACCGGCCACGCCTGGACCTGGGACGTGACCAGCGCCGCCCTGGACGCCGGCGTCGCAGGCAACCGCGTCACCGTCGAGATCGAGGCCGAGCGCGACGGGCTCGTGAGTTGGCAGGCACAGGTGCGCACCGTCGAGCGCGCGGGCTACGGCTTGCGCTGGGGGCAGCACTGGGGCGGGGTGTGATGAGCGCGCGCATCGACGTGCACCTGCTCACCCTCGACGAGCCCGGGCACTGGCGCGAGGAATGCCTCGCGAGCCTCGCCGGCGCGCCGATCCGCCTGCATCTGCTGCCAGGACTCCCGGGGCGGGTGGGGCAGTCCCGGGCGGAGGGTTTCGCGCGAGGGACCTTGCCGCTCGTGGCCTGCGTCGATCCCGACGACCGCTACGAGGCCGCGGCCTTCGCGCCCCTGGCCGATGCGCTCGAGGCCTGCCCCTCGGCGGTGCTCGCCTACACCGACGAGGCGCTGATCGACGAGGACGGCCGCCCCCTCGGCGTGCGGCGGCTGGCCTACAGCGCCTTCCAGCACGCCCACTCGGCCAGCCACGTCCACGGCCTGATCGTGATGCGCCGAAGCGCCGTCGAGCCGGTGCTGACACGCATCGCCGATCTCGACGCCGGCGCCGACTGGCTGCTCACCCGCCTCGTGGCCCGGCAGGGCAGCGTGTTGCACCTGCCCCTCGTCGGCCGCCACTGGCGGCAGCACCCGAACCAGCACCACCGCCGCACGCGCAGCACGGCTTTGGGGTCACTGCCGAGTCTTGCGATACCGTGAGGAGATGAACTGATGCCATTGACCGATCCGAACCTGGGCCTCGTCTACGGCTGGACGCTGGGCGAGTCCGGCTGGCACACCGAGATGGACGCGAACCTGAAGCGCCTGGGCGCCATCGTGGGCCTGTCGGTGACGAGCCGCACTACGGCCGCGCCGCCCGCCAGCCCCACCGAGGGCGATCGCTACATCGTGCCGGCCGGTGCGACCGGCGCTTGGGCCGGCAGGACCGACCAGATCGCGGTGCGGATCAATGGTGTCTGGGAGTACCACGCCCCGAAGGTCGGCTGGCTGGCCTACGTCGCGGCCGAGGATCGGCTTGCCGTCTACAAGCCCACCGGCTGGAGCGCCGGCGTTCCCATCTGACCCCGCACCCCGTCCGCCACCCCCGAACCCGCCCACGTGGCGGGTTTGTCGTTTTTGGAGACAAGCCCATGACCGAACCGACCCAGCCGCCCACCCTCGCGGAGAACACGCTGCTCCTGCGCCGCGAGGACTTCGACGACCTGCTCGACCGCGCCGCCGAGCGCGGAGCCGAGCGGGTGCTCGCGCACCTCGGCCTCGAGAATGGCCACGCAGCAAGGGACATCCGCGAACTGCGCGATCTGCTCGAAGCCTGGCGCGACGCGCGCCGCACGGCATGGCAGACCACCATCAAGGTGGCCACGACCGCCATCCTCGCCGCACTGCTGGTCGGAGCCGCCATCAAGCTGAAGCTGATGGGAGGTGGCCAATGATCGAGACCTTACTCGGCGGCCTCCTGGGCGGAGCCTTCCGCTTGGCGCCCGAGGTTCTCAAGTGGCTGGACCGCAAGGGCGAGCGCCGCCATGAACTCGCCATGCAGGACAAGGCGCTGGAGTTCGAGAAGCTGCGCGGCGCCCAGCGCATGGCCGAGATCGCCGCCGCCAGCGAGGCCGCCTGGAACAGCGGTGCGGTCGAGGCCTTGCGCGAGGCCGTCGCCGCCCAGGGCCAGCGATCCGGTGTGCGGTGGGCCGACGCGCTCTCCAGCAGCGTGCGGCCGGTCATCACCTACTGGTTCATGACGCTGTACTGCGCGGCCAAGACCGCCGCCTTCGTCGGCGCGGTCGATGCGGGTGTGGAGTGGATTCCGGCCATCCAGGCCGCCTGGACCGAGGCGGACCAGGCGCTGTGGGCCGGCGTGCTGAACTTCTGGTTCCTCGGCCGCGTGTTCGACCGGGTACGGACGTGATCGAAGTACCATCGGCCGCGGTCGACCTGGCCAAGCGCTTCGAGGGCTTCCATCGTGTTCCCAAGCACGATCCGCAGCGCCGCGCCTACCCCTATACTTGCCCGGCAGGGTATTGGACCATCGGCTACGGTCACCTTTGCAAGCCGGACCATCCGCCGATTACCGAGGACGAGGGCGAGGTCTATCTGGCCCAGGATCTGCGAACCGCGCTCGCCGCCACACTGCGCTACTGTCCGGTGCTGGCGACGGAGCCCGAGGAACGGCTCGCGGCCATCGTGGACTTCACGTTCAACCTCGGCGCGGGGCGGCTGCAGACGTCGACGCTACGGAGGCGAGTCAATCAGCGCGACTGGCCCAGCGCCGCAACCGAGCTGCGGCGCTGGGTCTTTGGCGGTGGCAAGGTGCTGCCGGGGCTTGTCACGCGGCGGGAGGCCGAGGCGACTTGCCTGCTCCGCGCCGCCTGA